GCCGGTGGAAAAAATCAAGTAGTTTAAATGTATTACAAACTTATAGAAGAGCTTAAAATTCCTGTATTTTTACTTCTGGACAAAGATGCAGAGGATAATATCCGACAGATTAAGCCTAAGCTTAGAGATATTGATAAAATTCATCTAGTTAGTTGCGGAGAATTTGAAGACTTGCTTCCTAAATCACTTATAATCAAAACGTTAAACATGCATTTTGCAAATTTTACATCAATTTCCGAAAGCGATTTGGATGATGAACAGCCTGAAGTAAAAAATTTAGAAAATATTTTTAAAACTAAAGGATTACATGAATTTAAAAAAGCAGAATTTGCCAAACTTGTAAGAGCAAATATAACAGAAAGCTCTGATATTTCAGCTGAAATAGCGGAAATTATTAAAGAAATATCAGAAAGTAATAAAACCCTTGACAGTAAATTTTGTTCTTGTTAATATATATCTCGTGGTTATTCCACAGCCGAAGTATAAAAGGTTTATTGATAAATTAATAATTCAAATTTTAATAATTTGCGCTTGTAGCTCAGCAGGTAGAGCACTCCCCTTTTAAGGGATAGGTCGCGCGTTCGAATCGCGCCAAGCGCATATTTTTTTGATTTTATTAATGGCAATTGCTCACAAAATGCTCACAGTTTTTTCAAGTACATCTACTGCGTGTTCATTAACATCTTTTATTAACCTGGAGTAAGCATTCATTGTTGTCAGAAAATTGGAGTGCCCAACTTGGGATTGAATATACTTTAGCGGCAAACCTGCGGCAAGTAAAATATCAACATATGTACCACGTAAATCATAAAACCTCATATATTTTCTATCACCAAACATTTCTTCTAAAAGAGGCTCAAACCTTCTCTGTATTAAATTTCTTGGATTATGTAAATTACCAACGCTATTTATAAATACAAATTCACTCAAAAGTGGCTGTTGTTTTTTATGGTTTTTTAAAATCTTGACCAATGTTGGAAATATATCTATTGTTCTATATGACGATGAGGTCTTTAAGCTCTCCTTTAACTCGCCAGAAGTATATTGTCTTTGTATTTTAAGTTTACCATTCGTAAAGTCAAAATCACTCCATTTTATAGCTAATAGTTCACCCTCTCTTACTCCTGTAAAAATCTGCGTTGCCAATAAAGCATAAAAATCAGGATATCTTTCCTTGCATAGTTGTAGCATCTTTAATGCTTCTTGCACTGTTAAGCGTTTACGCTCTTTATTAACTACTTTAGGCTTTTCCACCCTTAAAAAGGGATTTTTAATTATCAAATCGTGCTTAATTCCATAATTAAAGACTGCTTTTGCAAATTTTACACATTCTGCAATTGTACTAGGTGTCTTTTTGCACTCTTTAATCCAGTTCTCTACAATAAGTGAAGTTATTTTATTTAACTTCATTTTGTGGAAATATTGCAAATGATTATACATACTATTTTTGTAATTTCTTTGAACAGCTTTAGATTTGCTTTCGCATTTCTTTAAAAACATTTCAGCCAATTCCTGAAAAGTTGTTGTTTCAGCTAAGAGGCTATAACCTGTTCTAAACTTGGTTATAGCCTCTTGTTCTGCCTTAACTGCTTCATTTTTAGTTCTGAAACCGCTTTTCCGGTATTGTTTTCTTGGTGAGTTACTAATGGTTAAGCAATATTCCCATACAAAACTTCCATCATCTTTGTACCGTTTCCTAACGCTCATTTTTCCCCGCTTGTCTTATATCTGCTTCGCTTATAATCCAATACGGCATCCTCAAGCCAAACCGTTTTTCCACCATAATCTATACAATCTATCTTATTTTTAATTAGCATATTTCTTGCTGTATGGTACTTTAAACCTAGTATTTTGGCTGCTTCTGTTGTTGTAAGAGTATTTTTATAAGCAACATCATTGTTTTTTATTAATTCTATCATTTTTACCTCGTTATAATATTTCTATATAATCATTGACTTCGACAGACATTGACAGGTTGGTCATTGGCAATTCCTTTCTAGAAACTCTTTACAAGTATTCCGTAACCTTGTGAAAAATTTCTTAGGTAATTCTTGTTTATACCATTCTTGTAATTTATCTGGAAGCACTTCAAACAAAAAGGTTGCAAATACACCTGCTAAAAACATTCCAGATAGCACCAAGAAAAGCGCATACATCAACATACAGAAAATCTCTGTTAATTCAGTTATTTTAATTATCATTCTTCCCCCTTTATAAGTTCAAATTCAACGTCAAATGTTATCTTCTGCTAATATATTTAATATGTTCTCTAAAAACTCATTTAAAAAGTATTGCTTAAATTCCGAAGAACCAAGCTCCTCTGATTGTATGTGAGCATTCTGTACCTCTGCTCTGACAGCATTTAGCTTAATATGTTCATCAGTAAGCCTTATAGACTTCTTGGCAAGTTCGGCTATCTGGGAATGAGTTAATCCGGCAAAATATTCATCATCAAATGGATGCCCTTTCATACCCATTTCAGTCATTACCTTATCTCGAATAAAATCCTTGTAATCTTTGCCTTGTAAAATTTCTGTTATCGTAGATTTAATCTGACCTTGAACACATTGTTTTATAAGATAACGCAGTCTGCTTTCATCACTAAATAATTCTTCTTTTATTAATTCCGGCAATTTTTTCTTTATATGCTCTGCAATTTCTGCTTGATTTTCTAATTGTAATGTAGTGCTTATGTGCATTAATATTCCAACCTTTCCTTTTTTATTACATGCCTAAACTTTCACAATAATCTATCAATCTTTCAGCACAATCGTGTCTGCCTATTGTTGCAAATAGGTCGCATAACTTGTATGCAAACCTTTTATTTAATTTGTACATTTGTACAATTCTCTTTTCCCTTTTGCATATTGTTCTGAATTCATCAAATCCATATCTGCCCATAAATGTGTACATTCTATTTTTTGATAATCCGGCTATATCCGCTAAATCCGTAATCGAACATAATTTCTCTTTCATTAGCATAGCTCCTTAATTGGAACTGTCCGGAGGAGTGAATTCTATAGTCAGGACTGCACTCTTGTGAATAAAAATACCTGCTGCATTAACGATTAATTCTAAATCCAACATTATATTTTTCCCTTTCTTTATTTGCCCTTCTTGCTTCTGCTAAATTTGAGAAATCAATTTTCTTAAATTCGTTCAACAAGTATTGAGCCTGCTCTGCACTAATTTCCTCATAATTGAGAGCCGTATGTACTTTGTCCTTGAGCTCCTTAATTTCTCCTGATAAACTTTCAGCCCTTGCCCTTGGAGTATTTAACAGTTGATTGTATTTATCCTTGGAAACTTTTAGGCAAGAAGTAAAAAATTCGTAAGTCGACATTAATATTCTCCTAAAATATACTTTTTGAAAAAGTACAAAATATCCTCATCCGTCAACTTTTTCGAGGTTCTGATAATCATTTCGCCATTTAATTTATCAACAACGATTTCTGTATTTCCCTCTACATAGCGCTGCTTATTAATTCTCTTTTTACCTATATTGAATAAATTTATTAAAAATCTAAACATTACTCTCCTTTCATAGTTATCTACATCTCGTTTAAAAAGCTAATCTCTACTTCTATTCTCGGATTATCTCTATCTAGTAAGACTTTTGAGCCATCAGTAGAAACGATGATATTTGAGTTATCATCGACAAATACTTTGGCTTTAACTAACGCATCTGTAATAGCCTGCATATAGCCCATTAAATCGCTTCTAAAATTCTTTTCCTTATAAAATGTGCACTTTATATTGCAAGGCATGTCTATGGGCATACTGGTGGGCTTAGATTGATTAATAAATGCACATACCTGCTTTTCAAATTCTTTATATTGTTTGCTTGGTAATAATAGGGTTCTGCCATTCTTCAATGTAACGATACTGGAATGGTTTTTCTTCGTACGAGGACGTACTGGTATTGTAAATTTTATCATTTCCTCTCCTTTGTCGTAGAGGTTATGTGCGATTTAGTTATTCTTCTAATATCCTTCTGTCTTTGTTGTATTTTAGAGTTACAACACCGCCGGAAGGATTACCGAGGGAAAAGTTTTTAATTTTAGCTACTGAAATGATAGGCTCATTTTTTAACTCATTAGTGTTTTCATCCAGTTCACGATGTACTATAATTCCGTAATCAGCCATATTGTACCAATCGCCTGAACCTGATATCGCATACATATTAGGTAGTTCTTCTCCGTCTGGTTTCTTTGGATGTGCTACAAATACAATCAATATCCCGAGCTTCTTACATAGCATACAGAGCTTAGATAATATTTGACCTATATACTTATCCTCTCTGTCTTTAAACTCGTTTTTAAGCCGGTTGTACGGGTCAATAACTAATGTTTTAATGCCATGTCTTTTAACCATCATTTCAGTCTTCTCAACAATTTCATCAATAGTCCATTGCCTGCCTGTATCTAGTCTTATAAAATGCTCTGATATAGTTTCAAAATCATCAAATACTTCTTCTCTGTTAAGCTTCAATATTGATAGCGGTTTTTGTTTATACATTTCCAATAGTTCAATGTATGAGCTTTCTGGAGTGCTTTCAAAAGATGCAATTAAATGTTTGAAGCAATATTGCTTAGTTAGGTTAATAAGTAAATTATTGACAAATGTTGATTTCCCTCTTGATGGATAGCCTGTCACTACCATTAAGTAACCTAATCTTATCTTTATTAGTTTATCAAGTTTCTGCCAGCCTGTTGAGTAAAACTCTTTATCTTCTTCAAATATGCTTTTATAAATGCTGTCAAACTTGTCTATATAAGAAACTACGCCATCAGGATTTATTAATGATGCATTGTCTATGAAATCCTGTAGCTTTTCCCCTGCAATTAATGCTTCGTTAGCATCTTTATATTTACCCCAGTTAACGATACTGCACTTATCTTTGTTTAACCTTAAAAGAAGATTGTTTTTTAGAGTATCGCCGACTGCATCATTATCAACGGCAATGATATATTCATCAAATTGTTCTATAAAATCAAAGCAGTTTTCAATGCATTCAAGCTTTTTATCACTCCCGCCCTGCGGAACGGATACAGAATATATTCCCTGTTCTGCTAGGGCCAGTACATCCATTTCGCCCTCTACAATAATTAATGCTTTTGTTTTATCCACTAAGTCCATTCCGTAGAAAGTTTTTTCCGCATCCTTTTCTTGTCTGAAAGTCTTCTTCCCGTTTTCAAGATTAGTTCTGTATTTGATATTTACTAACTCGCCGTTTTTGTAGTACGGAATTTGTATTTCATTGTTTTCATTTGCCGAAATATCATACTGTTTAAGTGTATTAGCTGATATTTTTCTGCCGCTAAAGTAAGTGTATAGCCATAAATCATTATTAGATTTTTCCGGCTTAGACGGGCGGACATAAATTTTTGATTTATCTGACGTCTTATAAGTGTTGTAATATACGACTCCATGCCAGCCGCAATGATGACAATTATATAATACTCCATCGTGGCAGTATGTTACGGATAAACACTTGTCTGTTTTATCGTGCCGGGAATTAGAACATTCAGGACAAGTCTGTTTTCCGTTAGACTCTAATGTAATCCCTAGTCTTTGTAATTCGTGCCTGTAATTCATTATTTCCTCCTGCCTAACCTAAAGAAGTCACTATATTTGTTTTTTAAATTTTCTTCCGATTTCCAGTCATCTTCCCAGCATTTTTGATTTAACCAGGTAACAGGGTATTTAATATACTTATCTTCTGTTTTATTTGCCTTCAAGAAATTAATATACTTATCTAATCCTGATAATATTTGTTCTGGAGTAGCTATCCCTTTTTCAATTATCTTCTTGTATTTCTCAAGGGCATTTGCTTTTTGTAATCTTCTTGGATATTTGTTCCAAAATTCTGTAAATTTATCGGCATATATATTATTAATTGTATTATTAAATGTATTATTCTCCTGGACATTTTTGTCCAGGGGGGCTGGACAATTTTGTCTATACCCCACGTCAATTTTGTCTATAGGGGGTGTAGAAATTCTTATTATTCTATTTTCAACTTCTCGGCTGTTCTTTTTATAATTTATTTCTATTGTGATATAACCACATTCTCTTAATTCATTTATTGCTCTTGAAATTGACCTTATACTCATATTGTATAGTTCTGCAAAATATGAATTACTAGCCCAGCAATATCCCTCTTTATTACATAGTGCAGTTATTTCTGCATATATCATTCTTGATAGCATTGTTAGCCGGTCGTCATATCTGACATTTGCCGGTACGACTGCATAGTATGCTCTGTTTTCCATCTTTTTCCCTCTGTTAAATTATGAAGTGATAAATGCTTATTAATCCTAATCGCATTGCCTTGATTGCTGCCATAGCCTTATTATTCACTTGCAGCTTCCTGAACAGAGCCACCCAGTAATTTCTTACTGTAGTAGGTGCCAGGTTCAATTGATTTGCTGTGTCCGCATCTGACCAACAGGCTCGCATTAAAATATCAAATTCTCTCTTAGTTAGTTTTGTTGCCATTATTTTTCACCCCAGGGTAAATCTTCATTTTCTGCTACAAACGCTTTTTTGTCTTTATCAAAGCTTACTTTAGTGTAAGAGTTGGCAATGAACTGAGTCTTTGATACTTCAATACCCTCTTTATTCTTGTACTTGTTTACGTTAATTCTGCCTTCAAGATAAACACTGTCTTTTTTCTTGATTTCATCAGCAAATTTTTCCGCTGTTTCTCCAAACAATGTTGCTTCCACTGACTCATAAAGACTTTTGCCTTCCTTATCCCTGCCAAGGTAAATACCTAACAATACCTTGGTGATAAATCCGCCTTTTTCTGTTGCTCTTGTGTCAATGTAGTTGGCATTTCCAATCAATTCAAATTTGTTGCTGTTCATTCTATTTCCTTTCTTTTGACGTGTAATATTAAAACTATTATGCAAGTGTGTCTGCGCGCGTAATGTTTTACATCAATTAGTAGTTTTACGATTGAGGTGAACCTGTAGTATTAAAGATTGCACTCTTGTTCACCGACCAAAGGTCTACGTGCGTAGCACTTTTTGTCTAATATATCCTTTTGGAATTTCAGTTTTTCTTTAGCTTCTTGCAATGCTTGCGCTAAGGCTACCTGTGTGCCTAAATCGGCATGTATTCTTTTTATGTAATAACAAGGGGTGAAATTAGGATTAAACGCGAAGAAATCGCACCAAGCACGCTTAGAAACATACATCTGCATTTGCATTTGGTCTAAGTATTCTTTATCTATCTTTTCATCCAAGATTAATTGAAGAAATCTATTGTCATTAGGATTTTTTATTTCTAATAAACCATCTTCATTTACTAAGCCATCCGGAGAACATCCTTCAAACTCATCAGTTTCTATAAAGCCTACTTGTTGTACTTTGTTTCCTGTTTCCAGTTCATATACTGCCCTTGCTTTAGATTCATAGTCGTTTCCTCTTTGCATATTAGAGTTCTTGTATTTATCAGAATATTCCTCATAATTACCAGAAGAGTAGTATTCTGCTAACATTTGTTTTATTAGCGTCTGAACACCTCTTCCCCTTGCTAAGATTGTACTGGCGTGGCTTGCCGTAAACTTAAGTTTTTTGATATCATACCACTCTTTACTTCCTTGTTTAATCTCATTATGTATTATCATGCTGCTTTACCTCGTAATTCATTCCCTTTGACTGTTATAAGGTCTAGCAGACTGCTATTAGATACAATTTCGTTTTTGTATTCTGTATAAAGCTTTTTAAGTTCAGCCTCTGTCTTACATTCTCTGATTAAGGCTGATAGAGATTTTCTGCTTTCTTCCCTTTTAGCTTCTTTTTCCTCTTCTGTTTCAGCAAGCTTTTCCGGCAAATCTTCACCTGAATAGATGTAAAGCCCTATGCCGTACATTGCAATGTTTTTGACCAGGCAACGCATTATTGCCTTGTTTACGTCAAACATTGATGCTCTTTCAACTGTTTTACTCCCATATTTAGTAGTGTATTCGTAAGGTTCGGACTTCATAGCTTTGTTGTTACTATCCATAACAGGAAGCCACATTTCAAGTTCTTGACCCTCACCATCCCTGACTTTTGTACATACCATATACCCCGTTTCGTCATACATATATGGAACTAAATGGCCGCCCTTTTCAAATTTCAATATTTCATAATCTCCATCCGGATAGGCCTTTTTAAACTCTGCCCAGGCAAATGTCCAGGAAAGATAATCCAGGACCGTTTTTCCGTTCTCACGTTTTTCTTTTTTGTCATTTACATTAAGTTTTAATAGTTCTTCAAATTTACCCATTGTATTCTCCTATATTCTGTTTTCTGCAAGTCTGGTGTTAAAGTTGTAAATGTTTTTGAGCATCACAATAAATTCCTCCTGTGTCCTGCAATTATAGGCTAGCGTTGGATACTTCGAAGTTTTATTAATCATGGTTGTCCAGTTAAAACCTCGCCTTGTAGATAAATCTGCTAGAGCAGAACACATTTTTGTTGCAGGTTTCATCTTTAAGTTTTGTGCGATGGTCATAAAGTTTTTATAAAATTGGTTTACTTTAAGTTCTTCTTCCATTTTGAATGATAAACTCCCGTCTTTCACCTTCTTTCTAATATCACCATTTATACAAACTCTAAATCCCATTATTAAAATTAAGTTACACCCGCATTTTAATTCATTACAAAGCCGTTTCAGCCTTGTATAATTAGGATTTTTATCCTTTTCGCAATAGTAGTTTACATAATCTTCTATACTCCACTTCTTTTGCGTTATATTCAAATCTATTATGGAGTCATACGCGATATTTCTAATTTCATATGGTACTTCTAAACCCATTTCTTTTAATGCTGTAAAGCGATGTTGGCCATCAAAAATCTCAAAATCATCATTTACTAATATGGGGTTGCCGATATAACCATTCTTGCTGATACTGTCTTTAATCTTGTTTATATGGTTTCTATCAAGTCCTTTTCTATTAAATTCAAGCAGTTTAAAACGCTCATAGTCTTTTGTCGTTTCCATAATCAATTCCTTTTATTTATCTTTTTCCTTCGTTCAACTTCGGCATTGAATTGTTTCATTAATTCTTTATCGCCGTACGTTTCACAATAAGCTCGTTTTAGTTCTATAACAATATGATTAAGAAATTTAATTACAGATAGTATAAAATTTTCAATCATATTTACCTCGTAATTAAGTTGTAATATATAGCCTTGCATTCCTCAATATAATTGATAAGAACAGTTAATCATCTCCGGTGTAAAACACTACATCATTTACTGCTTCACACCTTTCAAGATATTCTTGTTCTCGTCTGGAGAGGAAATTAGAAAAATTTTTAAGTGCTTCCTTGCGTTTTACAATATATTCAGTTCTATATTCATCCTCGTTTACATAGAATAACAAGGATTTATACTCATTTTTGCTTAGAGGTATTCTTATCATTACTTGTGTACTCATTTTTTAGTATCTCCCATTTTTCTTTTTCGCTTAATTCGTCAAAATAAAAGTATGTCAAACATTCGACATACTTTCCCGCAGAATAATAACCTGCATCAGCAATAGTCATAGTTATTCATCCTTTCGTTTGGTTAGGTGATAGAAACCGCATAGAGGGCAGAAATATACTCTCTGGTTATATTTAATTGCCCTCTGTTGTGCCTTGGAATAATCTTTAAATTTAGATTTTTTCAGGCAGCTTCTAAACATATTAAATGCGTTATACTTCATATCAACATCTCACTAAGTTGTAGCATTTTTCGAGTTGTTGAATTCGTTCTAATCGTTGTTCTATAAGCACTTTTAAGAATTGTAGTTTGTTTATATTGCCAACTATTTCGAATTTAAGAATAAAACCCTCACTACAAAAAGGTTCATAATCATAAATAACATAACTGTTATATTGACTTTGCCAAAATTTTCCTCTTATTTTGCAATAGTTTTCTTCTATTATATCTTCGATTATTTTTTCTTTGTTAGGTTTTACTGCCACCAAAAGAACTTCACCTTTTATCTCAATGCATTCTGCTTGTTTGGTTTTCATATTAATCTCCTATATGTATCCATATCGTTCCATTTCAAATTCAACCTGTTCGATATAGTCCTCTTGTTTTTTATCTTCCAGGTCTTTGTTATATTCTTCGTTTTTTTCTTTTTCCATATCTACACCTTTATTACTACGCTAGTAGGTATTACATCTGTTTGTGCTTCTATGTGTGTAAATGGCTTATCATTACCATTCTCGATTTCTCTGATTGCAGAGAAAACAAAGCTTGAAGCATACTTATAAATATCAATGAAATTCTCCCGGACACAGGAACTTTCTTCTTTTATTTCAATCTTAGGCCGGGCTTTTTGAAATAATCCCCATAAATAGTCGCGGCAGCTTGTTTCGTTGCAGCAGGCATTGCAGCTTTCACATTCTTTAAACAGTTCATCTCTTGCGTTCATGCATCCCTTGAAGAAATAATTTTTGTATTCCCAATATTCCATTAATTCCTCTTTGGTTGTTATATATTTTGTTTTGGCTTCAAAAGACTCCATATCTGCTGATAACAAATTTCTGTAGTACTTAACCTGAATTTCATCCTGTAAATCTATAAAGTAGATACTGCAGGAATAGTCTAAGTATCTTAAATCAATTAAATATCTTGTTTCAAATGATGTAAGGCATTCGTTTAGCAGTTCCAGACGGCATTCCAGATTATCAAAACCGCTTACAACATATTTTGATTTACGGGTATTCAAATTTACATTTTGGAATTTATCCACATATGCATAAACACTTGCACTCTTTATGTTTTGTATTCTTTCTTTTGACCTTATTGCTTTATAACCGCCTGCTTCATTTCGCGTGTACCATTGATTACGCAAATTTTTTTCCTCAATTTTGTCAAAATTAATTAAAAGATAATTTTTGAAATATGTGCTTCTTGCTGCTTGGTCAAGAATACCAGTTCCTGCCGAACCTAAGCCTATTACTGTAAAGTCATATTCTGATTTAGGTATTTTAGATATTAAATTTTCACATTCTTCGTGAGTAATAATTGGATAATAAGTGCTTATGTTATCTTTATTCTTATCGAGCTCATATTTTTTTTATAATTGTGTAGCTGTTATTTAATTTCAATTTTACTGCTATTTCATTTCTGTTTGGAATTTTAATATCTTTTAGCTTATTTAAAAGATATTCTTCGCCGTTATTTGCATTACTTCGTGTTAATAGTTCAATAATAGCGGCGTTGTTTTGATGCATCTGTCGTTGTTATCTCTGATAACATAATCATAACCCTCGTTAACAACATTATTTACGGTTTGAAATGCCGAGTCTGAGTTCTGCCCCATCATTTGACCTTTTATAATTTTGTCAACTCCATTTATTCTACATATGTGATATCCTGTCACAGGACTACAAAATTCCTGGTAATTAATTAATAATACACTGCCGTTATCAAGTTCTAATTCATCTGTTTCTATATCGCCGCTTAAGTTAACGTGACTAAGAAATTTATGTATTCTAAAGAATTCTCCATCATATTCTAATGAATTTATACACTTAATTCTTGTACATGAATCCTCATAACCCATAAATAGCAAGTCTTCTATTGTTTGCCTTCTTTTGGTAATAACATTTGTCCAGTTCGTTTTATCAACGTGGACAATCTTGAAATCACCGGCATTATTATTTATTTCTTCAACAACTTTTAAAAGTTTTGTTCTTTTTGCAGCATCCATCGTATTTCCTTTCTTGCAAAAGGGGGAAAGTATAAACTCTCCCCCTTTTTGATTACTAATAAACTAACCGTTTTTCTTTGGTGTTGATGTGAAGTATTTGCCATCTGCTTCAAAGAGGTCATTGCTTCTCATTACATCTCCATCTTCGTTAACGATTTTTACATTATCCAAATCATAGGTTTCTTTGAATTCTTTTACTGTCATACCTGCTTCAATTGTGTAATTTTGAATGCCGGATAATGTAATCAACTCAATTTTTACTTCATCTGATTCATTAGCACCGTTTTCCAATACATCGTTTACTCTGTTGAAATCTACCATTTCACGTTCCTTTCTTATTTAACTATTCCTACTGCTCCTTCACAATCTTCACAAAAGCCAGTAGTCAACTCGCGTGAATTAATAAGAGGTGTTCCGCAGCTTTTACAATGACATTCATCAAGGTCATCTGCTGCATTATTGCCATAACCGTAATAACCGCTGTAATAATCCATTGGATACGTAACTGTATTTGCTTTTGTATCTTTTATAAAAATTGGTCTAGTACAATTTGCTTTAATATCTGCTTCTGCTTCTTTGTATATTGCATCTATTTCCACTTTTTCAATATCTTCATCTGTGATATATAAATCAATCGAGTCGTGTTTATTTTCTGAAATATAATTTATTAAAGTGAATTACTGTTGTTTATTTACAATCATTGCAGGGAATTGTTTATGTCCGCGTAAGGCACTCATACTTTCATAATTATCCCAGTCTGTACCGGATGGACTGGTCGGCATATCTACGTGTGAATGCCAGTCTAATTCCCATTCACTTAGCTGTTCTGTTGGAATGCTTCTGACAAAATCCATTACAGCATCTTCACTGCATTCTACATAGGCACTTTTAACTTCTTGCCTAAGTATTTTAAAATCTGTAATTATGCCGTCTTGTATTCTTCCGAAGCCTGATATTTCATAGTCGCCAATTAAATTGATGTAGCATATAAGTTTAACATAGGCTTGTTTAGTAATATTTAATTTGGTATATTTAGGCTTTGCAAATATGTTATAGATTATGTTTTTGCATTCTTTTAATACCACTGGAACTGTACCAGCTTTAGTTTCAGCTTTCTTTAATGCTGGAATATTTCCATATTTCTTTTTCTGCTTCTTTTTTTCCCCTTCTAAAATAAAGAACTTCCTTTTTACTGGAAGCTCTCGTTCTGCTTACAGCGCTTTTCAGCAAGTTCTTTTGCTAAATTGTTTCTTACACCTTCTGCATATTTAGGATATGGGATGTTTTCTTCATTCAATCCCGCCACCATCAAATCGCAAGCTGTGTCAACTGTTTCGCCTAGTTTGAAATCTACTATGTATTCTTTTTTCTTGAAGTAGCTTAGAATACCTTTCCATTCTCTTACGTGTAGATTTGTGATAACAAACTTGTCAGCTTTGCCCGACTCTAAGAAACCTCTGTACATTTGACCATAAGCGTATTTGAATACGTCAAATTTTCTGTTGTTTGTTTGTTGTGCTGTTGTCATAGTTGACCATCCTTTCTTTGTGTTAGCCGGTGCATAAGCACTACGGCATTGTTGTACTAACTGTAATAACTTTGACAAAATCTTGTTCATTTTTGTCTCCTATTCTTCCAATTCTTCTATTGGAATTAATTCTTCAATTACTATTTTGTTATTTAGTTCTGATTTATTTTCTTGATTTCTATCTATCGAAATTTGAACAATCAGAATTATGTTTGTAATTATCAGAGCAATTATTAGTTTTCTCATTTTTCTTTCCTTTTCAGATATGCTACGATTGCACCTATATAAAGAAAAATCAGAGAATAATAATCTCCGATTTTCCCAATAAACCAAACTGCTGTAATTAAGAATAAAATCATTAATAATCGTTTATTCTTTTAAGAAACGCATTTTTACTTTTTGGTAAGAACCTGTATTTCTTTAAGATGTCTTCTAATGTATTCATATTATTCTCCAAATCTATATGCTATTTTCACATCTGTGTTATGTATTAACTACTTTGCTATTTCAGGTTCAATTTGATATTCTTTGTCTATTAAGACTAAAGTTCTTTTATTGAATTCACATAGTAATTCTTTTACTTTTTCAGTCTTATTAATTAACCATTCATAGTATTGTTGTAATATATACATTGAAGGGTTCTTATTGTATAAGCTTTCACCGGAACTGATTGAGATATCCATATATGCTTCTACTTCTTCATCAGTAGTAAATATTGGTAATTTCATAATTATTTATCCCCTTAATCATCAGTTAGTAAATTGTCTTTGAACAATTGCACTACGTCATCCTTAGTTGCAGTTGTAAAAATTATCATCATATCCAGTATTTGTTTTTTGTTATATTCTTTTTTATCTTTTGTGTAAACATTCTTATCTTGCAATATTGGAATGATTTTGTAGTAAGTCGCACTAGCACCTGTCTTTGTAACAATTCTGCTAACAACAAGTGTATGTAGTGTTTTATTGCGGTCATTTTTGAAGTAGCCATATAAACCGCCTTTGAATTTGTTTGTAACCGGATAATCTGTAACTGGAATGTCTAAAACCTGTTTAATCATTTCTTTCTCCTTTATAAAGTTATTGTTGCTAATTTTGGCAAACCACTCGGTAAATTGTTAATAAAGTGGTCATAAGGATTTTTTATTCCCATTTTTTTCTTTTTCTGTATTTCCTTCCATTTTTTCTTTGACTCACGTTCCCTATTGTTCATTTCCTTGATGTAGTCAATTCTGCTAATCCAGTTTTTCATAATTATTTCCCTTTCTTAATTGTTACAATTTTTAACTTAATATATCTTATTGTTTTGTGATTTATGAAATTATTTATGGTATAAACCTTACTAGGTTTTTACCATACGTTTTAAGGTTCGTACTTGGTTAAACAAGAAACAAAAGAGCCGTAAAAGATAAGAGTGTAAGTGAAAAGTAATCGCTTAGGCTTAACCCCTAAAAAAATTGTAGAGGTATTTGAGGTATTTTCGAAGGGGTAAGTTTACAAAAGAAAAAGCAGAAGTCTTTGAAGACCTCTGCAATTTTGGGATTAAGAAGAGATTTAGTATATATAACCTTCTTTAGTTGTGCCATCCAAATATGATTGGCTTTCAACTTCATTAGCTAAGAATTCTTCGTATTTCTCATCTATGATTTCAGATACATCTTTAGATTGAGTTTCAATGTATTTAGCAAAGTCATTGTAATTATCAAATCCCAGCTTTTGAATGAACATTTCAAAAGTACAACTATCAGCCTTTTCAAGATATTCATTATCTAAACCAAATCTTTTGTAATCAAAGTTAGGGCATTCTAATTCAGCTCTGTATTTATCATTTGTTGCTAAAGCTTTTTCAACCACGCTTAGATGGTCAAATTCATGTTTCTTATTGTACTTAGCTATTTTGTATTCTTCCTTTTCATAGGCAGGTGCTATGAATTCAGAAGCAGTATTCAAGTCTTTGTATTGGATTGTATATTCACGAATACCATTATTATAATCGGTAGTTACTTTGGCTATCTTAAACGCTTTAGCTTTCATCGTAATCCAAGTTATTATCTTTTCAGGGTAATATCCTTTGAGCTTAAATGAGTCTTTAGCTTCATTACCTCTTAGCTTTTGTGTTTCATTATATATAATTTGATTTCTAATCACGTTAAATATGTTATTTGTCATTTCTTAATCCTTTCCAATTTATGTCTATTACTCAAAAAGCCCTAGTATTACACTAGAGCTTTTGTTACTGATTTGATTGCTTTTGCTATATCAAAGCTATTAAATACATTGTATTCTTTTCCGGCTTTTGATTTCGCTTTAGCTCCTATATTCAAGTCTTTTATTTTGACTATTGTTTGCACTCTTCCATATTCATCTATTTCAGTTTTCCATTCTACGAATTTCATAGCTCCTACTTTATAGAAATATGTACTCTTTTGGTTGTCAAAGAATTTCATTTTTACCTCTAATTCATCTGTTTTCTTACCTGCTAGTAAGTTCTCATAGTAAGTTTTTAGTACTTGAAACTTGAAGAAATCAAAATAATTGAATTCTTGTTTTTCTTCTGTGTTTGCCATAATTGACCTCTTTCTGTGCTATGCACGATTATGTAATATCATTTGAAAACCCCTGCTTGCTTCGTGTTGATAGGCTAAGTAGCTGATAAAATACGCCAGATAACAAATAAGCCAAGGCTTTCACCCCTAGATGAAGCCTTGGCTATGCTTATATGTATCGTTTAGATATATATTGATTAGTTTTATATTTATATTTCTAGTTCATGTTCTATTTGTTCTTATTTGGGTTAATTGTGTTGGAATGTGCATGGGGATTGAGTTAGAGATGGAATTGGGGAATGGAGAGTGGATAGGAGTTCCAAACATACCTTTTCCTCACACAACGCACAAGCCCATTTAGCCGTGGTCACACTGCTCCATGATAGTTTGTACCTAACTTTGATTTAACATGGCTTAATGGGCATTCTACAGGCTCTAACGAAGCGTAGTCTGCCTGCCTTATCCTACAAAACAATTAGTGGTATAACAAAACCAACTAAAGACAGGCAAGCGAAGTGAGTAGTAAAGAAGCGCCAAGAGAACGCACGAGGAGCGAGCGACAAAGGTGGCAAGGATAAAGCAAGGGGGAGAGGGGGTAAAGCGAGCGACCCACAAAGGAGAACATCCCCCCTAACACCACCGGTATTTTCTAACGCACAAAAAAATACCTTCTCTCGAAAGAAGGCATTCTGTAAAATATTATGTAAATCGCACATAACCTAAACGGTTATTACTACTATATTATAGCAGATTTTACATCCTATTTAAAGCTTATTGCTCAAATCTTAACTGTTCTTAAAAACAATTTGACGTTTTTTCAAAAATCATAAAAAATGAGGTTGTATTCGGACATTCGAGTAGTTTTTACGAAAGACGCTGACGAAAATAATGAGGGGAAACTGTCTTTGTTAGTACATTGTAATTCTCTGTTCAAACCTTATGTTATTTGGTTTTTATTTCCTAATAAAGATTTTTACAACAGGAAAGTAGAATTTGGTGTTTGTCCTCATTGTAAAAAGGATATTGCCTGTCTAGTCGAATACAGGAAGTCTGATGATATGAAATTCGTTAAATACTCTAAAAAGATGGAAGCTGATAAATTTAGAGAGTTATACAAATCAGAGATTGAGTACAAAAGCACTGATTTAATAATCAATAAAGGTACACCTTACGGATGGGTATATGGCGAAAATAAACAAATTATTGATAAAAAGACCGGTGAAATCGCTTATAAGCAAATAGCTTGCGATTTCTACGGCAACAAGGAAGAAATTAAAAGATTTTCACAGGCAGAGTAGCACTAGCTCGTTTTTAATCACAAATAGGATGTTTCACCTTTCTCTCGACTGTAGTACTTACAATCTCTGCCATTTTTTTATTTATGGTTAAAAAAGCTGATACTAATAAAAAGCATAAACCACTTGCCAGGGATTGGGATAAAATCCGTATGATGTGGTTAAGAAACGAGGATTTAGATTATATTCTAGATGCTCTGCCTGATGTTGATGTTACAAAGAATACAATTGTTAAAAAGATGTCTGCCGAAGGCGTCACTGCTAAAAGGAGAGCTATTCAAGAGCGGGCAATTGATGATGCTACTAAAATAGCTGAAAAAGATAAACTTTATGTTAATTCACTCTGCATAGATTTATACAACAAAGGGGCAGATATTATCCAATTCATTCTCGGGCAGTATAGTCAAGAGCTTATGGCGGGTAATGTCGCTAAGGGGCAGGCAAGAGCTACCGCTTATAACGTTGATATACTTATGTCTGGCCTTACGAAAATTCAAAAAGGTCTAAGAGTTGCCTATGGTTATGATGACAAAGGTAATTTGTGTGAAAAAGAACCGGAAGTAATGATTATTGAAGGTTTTGATAAGGACAAGATTTAGTGGAATACATTGTAGAAAAAACACAAAAAGTTAAAAAGCTTTCAGATGAAGATAAACTCACTCTTGCTAAGAAAATTTCAGAGGAGTTTAAGACTTATGATAACGCTAGAGCATCTCAATTAGAGAAGGCTCAAAGGCTTATTGATGAAATCTACTTTAAAAAAGTGATAAAACCAGAAGCCAGTTCTACTAAGTCTTGGAAATGCACACTCAAGATGGGTAAGGCTTTTATGTTTCATCAAATTTTGAAGGCTTTTATCTGGAAAAATATCTATGCGAATATGAATTCTATGTTTGATGTTTCAGGTGAAAACCTCGAAAGTGATAATAACTCAAATAAACAAAAAACAATGCTTGTTGATATCTGTGAAAAGATGGAGTATGGCAAAACTTGTGACAAAATTATTGATAAGTCATTGATTTATGGGGAGCTTATAAGCTTCTGCACATGGAGAAAACTATCTGAGGAGTATAGAAGACCTATTAGCTTTTTTAATGGCATTAAAGAACCTTCTAAGCTCCTTCAAATAGCTTCTGCGGTTGCAAAAGGAGATAAATTTTATATTGACGAAAGGGTGACATATGATAATCCTTACATCTATTGCGTTGACCCTGCTAACTTTGTATTTGATACTACTCAATTAGATATGAATTGGGAAACCTGCCCCAAAATTAACAGGACTTGGAGAACTCCGGAAGACATTATCAACAATAGATACTTTGAAGTGCCTAAAGAGGTTGCTAATGACCTTAGAGAAATGATTAAAACAGGGTCTGATGACGGCAAATTATCAACTCAAAATCCAACTTCACTAAAACAAGAAACCAGAAATGGTACTACTGTCGAAATGTTAGAACATTGGGGCGATTTAATGCTTACCGACGGCATTGTATTGAAGAATTGGTATGCTGTAGTAGTCGCAGGGAAATATCTTGTAAGATTTGAGAAAAATCCATTCATTATTAATCCATTTTCATATGGAACATACTTTCAAGACCCTGATACAAAAAGAGGAATTTCACCTCTTTATTCAATTCTAGATATTGCAGAAACTCAAGAAGATATTCTTCGAAGAACAATGAACCTTCAATCACTAACAGAAAATCCTCCTGTTTTGGCGCCTAAAGGTTTTTTTGGGGATGATGCTGATGATATTGACTTATATCCGGGTAAAATTATTGAATATGACCCTCAATTATATACGGAGTCAAAAGTAACACCATTAGATTTTGCTGTTAATGTATTTAGTCAAGACTTGGAATACATTGACGATTTAATGTCTGAAATATCTGGCGTATTTCCTAATATGGCAGGTGGTTCGGAAAATGACAGAACAACAGCCACGGAAATTTCTACGAAAGTAGAAGGTCAATTAACCCGTCTAAAAATGCTTTTAGATGTAATAAATCAAAACCTTATCTTATCAGACGTTAAAAAGATTGCTAAATTAAAAGCTAATTTTACTTTTGGCGATGAAACAGTATTTGTAAATAATGAAAATAAGCCTGAAAATGTAACTATCAATGATGAAGTTAGACAGGCTGATTATAGATATACTTATGCAGATAGAAGTGCCACAAATGAAAGATTTAATTATGTTGATATGGTGGCACAAGCTGTACAAATGTTTATTAAAACAGGACTGCAAATTAATATTGAAGAGTTCTTTACCTGGTTTATGGAACAGAAAGGTGTTGAAAACCCTGAAAGGTTCTTAAACATACAACAAATCCTTTCTCCGGAAGTCCAACAGGCTCTTTTAAACAATCCAACCCTAGCCCCTGTTATACAAGAGATGCAAAAAAGAGTTGAGATGGCTAAACAAGGTCATAAATTGCCGGATAATGAACCGGTTGAACAGCCTATAAATGCGCTCAAGGAAGGAGCTTGATGAATGTCTAAAGAAGATATTTTAAGAGCTAAATATGATTTAGTTACCGGTGAAGATTGTACTAAGCTTAGAGCGCTTGAATTAGATTTTATCGTTGAGAAGGCCAACTCACAATTAAGTGCTGAAATGCTCAGGGGTATGTTATTGCTCATAAACGAGCGCGATAGATGGGAAAGAGAGTACCTTGCTCTATGTAAGCAAGCTAATAAGGAGTAATTATGGATACAGAATTAGAAAATACGACAGTTACGGATAATGCAGATAACTCTGCTAGTGATGGATTAGGTCTAGATGAACAGATTGAAAAAGCACTAGATGAGCCTGCCTCGGAGCCGACAGAGGCTGAGCAAGAAGAGGTAGTGACTGAACCCGGGAAAAATGAACAGGATAACATCATTGAATGCCCTGAAAAATTCAAAAACGAAGATGGTTCAATTAATATCAAAAACCTCATTAAGTCGTATACCGGATTAGAACCTCTCATTAACCAGAAAAGTTCTTGGGAAAAAGAACGAGCAGAGCTTTTGAAGTACAAAGAACGTCTGGAGGCATTGGATAAACAGAAAGAAGACAATGCTAAACAAGCAGGTTTTAATTCAGCTTTGGATATGCAGCAAACATACGAGGTTGCACAATACGAAGCAAATGAATATTTGAAGTACTTGCAATACTTAGATGATGAGGCTAGAGAAAATGTACAAAATCTTTTGTACAGATATGCTAACAATCCATCAGAAAAGTTAATGCGGGAAATTGAAGTAGAATTCGCACCGGATGTAAACAAACGTATTGCAGTACAAGCTGATAGAATGAGAACCAAGTTTGAGCAAGACAGGCAGACTATGGCCGAAACAACAAGGCTCACAAACATCGAAGATGTTATCTCTAAGTCTGTTGATGCTCACAATGAGTTATTCAACTATGAGCCGTTTAAAAATATGTTCGTTAATACTTTGCACAGATTTGGTGACAACTTCACTTTTGAAGATGCTCAGGTATTGATGAATACAATTGTAGAGCTGAAAAGTGCGTTTGAGGAAGAGTTTAAGAAGAACTCAGCTTCTAATGAAGCAAACAAACTGGCAACTGATAAATTAGCTTCTATTTCAGGTTTAAACTCTGCTCCTGCATCTAGGCAGCAAATGGATAGAGTCGATTTAAACAAATTGAGCAACGTCCAACTAGATAAACTGTTAGACAAATATATATAGGAGAGTAGAAAATGGCAATAGAACAATTAATAATTGGTACTTTTAATAAGTCATTTAACAAGTATATCTATGATGATTTAATCATAGGTCAGCTGGCACATACTGAATTCAAAAACGGTGTTAAAAAAGGTGATGAAGTTGATATTGAAATGCCTGTATTACAGAGATTATTTGATTATACAGGCGGTGACCTTCCTGATGCAGAAGTCGTAACTTCTTCTAGCACCAAAGTTCGTATCGACAGAGGTAAAGCATTCCACTTTGAAGTTAAAAAGCTTGATGAACAGCAAATTGAAAATGCACCTGATATGAAGCAAAAAGTGGATTTGGCTAAAAGATATTCGGAAGATGGTATTAAACAATTCGCTTCTGCTATTGACCAGGCTTATGCAAGTTTATACACAAGAGCAGGTCATTACTTAGATGATGATGGTGATGCAATTGCATTAGATGCTAACACTGCAAAGGACATCCTGGCTTATATGCAAGCTAAATTTCAGAGAGGTGATGGAAAAGGTCATACTTCCTGGGTTGACGGGCAAATGGTTGTTATCGTTCCGCCAGAGTATCAATTCTATCTTGGCAAGCTAGAAGATTTGAAATATGTTGAGTCTGGTCATAAGAAGATGGCTAAAGGCTTCATTGGACAGCTTTGCGGCTGGGATATTCATGTATCTAATAACATTGCTCAAAATGAAGATGGTTCAATGTATCCGCTGTTCGGTATTAAAGGTAAAACTTTGGCAGGCGGCGTATCTTCTGACTTAAATATGCAGCACTACATACCTGAAAAGAACTTTAACACTAGATATAAGGGATATGGTTTGTATGGTGTTGGTGCGCCTAGGGCAGATTACTTCGGCACTGTTAAGATTAAAGCACCATTGACATTAAAAGCTGCTTAATTGGTTTGTTTATATAAGCTTTTAGGGATTGGCATATAATTAATCCCTATTTTAAGAAATTTATAGGAGAATAATAATGGCACAAGATGTTATAAAGGTTCAGCTTCCTGTTCAAGAAGCTACAGAGTCAGTTGAAATTATTGCTTTTGCAAAACAAACGGTTACTCCTGCTAATGGCATTAAGATTGAAAACGCACTTGCTAACAAGAATAACTCTTTAGTTATTGTCGTTGAATGTACGACAGCAGGCGCTGTAACAATTAAAGCAGGTGATAATTATCCAAATGCTATGCTTGGAGATTTGACTATTACGCCTACAAAAGATAAAGTAAACGCAATCATTCTTGAAGATATTTCAAGATTTGAAAACAGAGATGGTTCTGTTGACCTTGCATTTGCTTCAACATTTGCAGGTACTATTTACGCTGTTGCTAAAAGGGCTGGGCTTAGACCGGTGGAATAATAAGAGGGGGATTATTCCCCTCTTATTATTCATTAGTATTCAGCTTCAGAACTAATATCATCTAATACATCTCCATAATGACCATTTCGCATTATTGCTGTTGATTGAATATTATCAAGTTTTGCTTTTAATTCTTGATTTTCAGTTTCTAGGTTTTCTTTTTCTTCCTTTAACTCGTTAATTTTATCTTCAAGTTCTGATGGATTAGAAACAGAAAAATCATCAAAAATACGTTCTAAGGCTTTACTGTTTTCAAAAACCTCATCTTCGTATTTATCCAAGCTACCGTCACTACCACATCCCGTTAATAGTAATAATAGTGGTAAAAACAAAAGTAAGGGCTTAATTTTATTCATTATATGTAACATTTTCTTCGTCCCAGATTTCAGGTTCATAACAATCTTCATCTAATGGGTCATAATTATTAGCTTTAAGTCCAGCTTCATATCCTTGTTTATAAGCATCTTCTATATCAATATTAATACCATTGTTAAAACCTTTTTCGTAGCCATTATTGTATGCTTCTTCACAATTATTGATATTGTCAAAAGTTCGTTGTTTACGCCCTTGTTCAAAAGATTGGTTAATTTTCTCTTTATTATTTTGTTTAATTTTCTGTATTATTGCTTCATATTGTTCTACAAATTTTTCTTTTGCATAACTATAACCTTCTTTGCGTCCTTGAACTCTTCCATCTTCAAATCCATCAGCATAACCGAAGCTATAGTTAGTAGTTTCTATTCTTTTAATATCAGACTCGTTCAAAGTGGATTGATTACTTTGAACTCGAGGTTGTTCTAATTGTTCTTTTTTTAGTTTCGACAAGCCTATAAGGCTATTATTCTTTTTAAAGAAATTAAACATACCTACCACCAACTTGCCAAGCAAGTAAAAATACCCAGTAATGTAACAGCGCCTGTCGCTATACCACCTTTAACTAGACGTGCTTTTCTCTCATCTTTGTATGTCGCTTCCCACTTCGCCGTACGTTCTGCTTCAATTACAAGTATTGTATTGTAACAATCTTCTAAATTAGTGTTTGCTTGTTCACAGGCTAAGATTTCTTTATTAAACTGAATACGTCTTTCTTTCCAATATTTTTTATCAGTTTTTTTATAATCTTTAGATGTATCAATCGTCCAATATGCAGAATAAGTACATACATCAGACCATTGTGGGGCAAATACATTTTGGGAAACAGAGGCTTCTTTTACATCAGCAAAAACATCTAATACTAGTGTACACAATATTAATGTGATAATAATCTTTTTCATTTCACCTTCCTTTTAATTCAACCATGTTACATGCTCTTTAATTTTTTAACAATTAACCACCTAGCCCATGTATTTTACATTACAATAGTACTTTTTGCAATATATAACATGCAAATGTGTTCGATACTAATTTCATAAGACATAATATTGATAAGGTAAGATTATGGAATTAAGAAAAAGATTTGGGAAACGAATTAGAGAGTTGCGTATAAGTGCCGGTTTAAAACAAGCTGAACTGGCGGAAATAGTTGGAATTGCGACAAAAACTCAAAGCAGTATAGAATGTGGTATCAACTTCCCTAAACCCAAGCTAATTGAGAATTATGCCAAAGCATTTAATCTAGATGTTGCCGATATCTTCTACTTATATGATACACCTGCTCCAAAAGATGATTATAAAGAAGCTCTTTGTGAACTACTAAATGAAGCCAACAACAAGCAATTAGAACTTATTTATAAACACGCAAAACTTGTTATGGAAGGTTAGTTAACACAAAAAATAAAGATAACAAACCAGCTGTTTTTAAGATGGCTTTTAATAAGCCCGTTTTAATTTCTTTATTTCCATGCACAGGCACTACTATTCTAGCGTCTTCCCCATCTTTAATAAATATATGATGAGAACCAGATATTCTTACTAAACTCCAACCGTTTTCTTCCAATATTTTACAAAGCTTTTTACCGGAAATATTTTTCATAATATAACTGAAATTACTTCCCCATCACTAGGTGTTTCAACAGAAAACCAAGCCTTGATAGCTTCTTTTATGTTTTCTGTAACTTCTTCTACAGTGTCACCTTGCGTAAAACACCCTTTTAAGGCAGGCACTTCTGCCCAGTAACCATTTTCTTCTTTATGTAAAACAACATCAATATTCATAAGACACCCTTTATTTATATTATCTCATGCATTTTGAATATTTCAATATATCTCGAAAGGAGTTTATATATGATAAAACTGTTATTCAAACCAACAGGTAACATTTTCACGCTTCCCGATAACGAAGCACTTGCTATAAAAGCTTCTGACAGAGGTAATTATGAAGTTTTGGATGCAGGTTTAAATGAACCTGAACCTACTATCACAATCTCACAAGAAGAAGTTAAACAAGTTCTTGAAGCTAAAGCAGAAAAAATTGCTAGGGATGATAAAGCAATTGCAGAAAAGGAAGCTAAAAAAGCTAACAAAAACAAAAAACGTGTTAATCCAATCTTTAGAAAATTCGATGCAAGTGATTTGGAAAAATTAGAAAAAGATGTTCTCGAAACTCTTGCAGGTAAATTAGGAATAACAGACCCTCATAATAAGAAAAAGGCAGAGTTAATCCGTAGAATTAGAGAGTTAAGAGGTGAATAATGACTCTTACATTCATTGATTTATACAACACTTGTGCAGGTCAGCCCTGGTCTATGTATGATAGTGATGCTGAGTCTATAGACGACCTTGAAAGCGCTTTAAAAATATCAATCAACAAAGCTTTATCTTTCCTTTGGAACTATCAGCCATGGTCTTTCCGTTATTATACTCAATTAATAAGAACAAAACAGAATAAGACTTCTTACTCTTTGCCTAATGGTATTATCACTAAGAAGGTTGTTAATGGTAAGGAAAAATTTGGAGTTAAGTACAATGGCAAAAGCTTAACCTATGTTGATGATGAAGATGAATTGGATACCAAAGAAGGTGAGCCGGAGGCTTTTTATATCAAAGGTGAAAACTTATATATTTATCCGGTGCCTGACGATAATTATTTAATCTCAGTTGACTATTTGCTTATGCCTTGTGCATTAACAGCAGATGATGAACAAATATATGAACTTACAGAAGAAGACGATAAAGTAAACATTCCTGAAAAGTATGAAAAACCTTTTTGCAATTGCCTAATCTCGCTGGCAATGATTTACGCAATTGCGGATGAGTCTGATGAAAACCATTCCGGCTATATGAAACAATATGAAGACTCTCTTGCTGTATTATTCAAGTATTGCAGGGATAAAGTTAGAAACAGAAGAATTATTTGGTAAATATTATACAAATCAATCTTCCATAAAAATTTTGATAACATCTTTATAATCAATACAAGTTCCTTCTATTTCCGGATGTCTTTCGATGTAATTCTTCGTGAAAAATACTTTAGCTGGAATAGCTCTATGGAAATATGTTCTAAGGTATAAGTCAGTAAATACAATAAAGAAATCTCTAAACATAAAAAACAAAGTCCAGCCAATAATAACAATGAACACTAGTTTTACTGACATTTTAATATACCACAGCATGCATGATACACTCCAAAATTTGTTCTACATAGGTTTAATATCATAAATGTATGAAAATAACAATTTAAAAGATGAAATATTCAATAAGGTTTTAGAAACTTTTAGCAAACCTTTTAATTATTACTATACTTCTTTATTACCGGGTATAGAAGAATATAATAGAGCAGATACTGTGAATATGACTCCAAACGAAATGAATAAATTCCGTCATATAACAGGTACTGCACAGGCAATAAATGATATTGGTTTACCTAGAACTACGATATATGGAATTGCTAAGGAAGCTAAAGATTTACTACAACACGAAGGTATAAAAGATACAATGTTTGATATCAAAAAACAACATTGAAGGTTACAAAATTCATTTTAAGTATCCTAAACTCAATGAAAATGAGCTCAATGATTATGCATTCAATAACTATATTAAACCTTATAGGAAATAAATGAGCAATATAACAAGCATTATTAACTGTAATTTTGGTGGCATCAGAAGAAAAGACTCTGTTTTCTCTTCTGATAAAATTACTTGTTCTGATTGCCAGAACGTAGAACTGTTTTTCACAGAGTTGAATTCAGGTGTTGGGATTAGAACTACATCAGGAAATACATCTGTTTGCAAAATATTACCTGCTGATGAAAAGATTATTGGCTTTTTTGAGTCAACTCAATTGGGTAATAAATATTTGTTTCTATATACTGAGTCAGAAACGCAAGGAAAGCTCTATTCATTCAACATTAAGGCAAATAGCTTAAAAGAAATTTTAAACGGCTTAACAGTCACTGGAAAGGCTTCGGGTGTAGACTTTGCACAGGGGTGGCTGGATATGTTTATCTTCTCTAACGGGGAAGAAGTAAAATACATTTACAGCAATACTGAAACTAGTGAAGCGCTTATTATTGAGTCACCAGAAAATATTAAGCTTGTTGATGTGGAAGATAGAACTGTTAAAGGTCTTGGATTAGTAGTTTTTGATGGCAGATTGTGGATATTTAATGACAAAATTCTTTGGTATTCGCAAAAAGGGGATTGCCGAATATTCAACTATGTTGATACTGAAATTAAAACAAGTTCTGGTTATATTGAATTTGTTAAAAATATTACAGCTATCTATCCATATTTAGGCAGTCTGGCAGTATTTCACAAAGACAGTTCAGTGTTAATTAAACTAGATGAAACTACATTATTTAAACAGGAGGAGGAGTCGCCAGGTGGTTGTGCTTCGTATAACTCTTTGGTGTTTCACGGTACTGATTTATATTTCTATGATGATACTAAAAAAGGTGTGTTTTCGTTCCAGCAAATAGTCAATGGGGATAAGACTCTTGGAGAAAATATTGCCTTAGATATTCAAGATGAGCTGATGAAGATACAACCGGCAGATATCGACTCTATTAGAGCTTTATCCGTTGTTACGTCAGACAGAAATGAAGTCTGGTTCTTAATCCCTATATCTGACGATAAAAAATATTCCTATGTGATGATTTTTGATTACATAAGAGGTGAGTGGGTTAAGAGAAAATGCCAGCACATCAATACAATAGGGATATTTGATAGTACTCTTTATTCTGCAGGCAATAAACTCTATCAAGAATATACAGGGGATGATTTTGACGGCGAATTCATAGAGTGTTATTTTAAATGCACATTGTTTAATTTAGGTTCTGATAATACACTTAAGATTACAAAGTTTCCGCCGAGAATAACTGTTGACGGCAGTTATATTAATGATTTTTATGTTAAATATGTCAAAAACTATGATTTGCTTAAGCAGCCTAAAATAAAACACATTAAAACAAAGACTATTAAGAATGTGCTTTATTACGATACTGACCAAACCTGGGATAGTGAATATATTTATATACCTAACGCATTAATGCAGATATTAAAGATGCCTTCTGCGACCTTTAAAGCATTAGAAATTACAATCTATACGCAAGATGCAGGACAAGGTTTTTATATCAAAACTCTCGAAATGAGCAAGGTTAAGGTTAAGCAAATATGATTGTTGTTAGAACTCCGGAGCATCCTTTATTTAACTATACAGAATGCAAAGAGATGTTTGAGAAGTATCACGACAAACTTGATGTCGATGAGTATGACACAGTTCTTAAGACGACACATTTCTTCTCTTTTATAGATTGGAATAAAGGTGAGTTGATAGGCTGCATATACTTCTATAAACAAGATGGCAGGCTATATGTTACTGCGTTTGCCGGAAGGAAACATCATTTAATAAACCTGGAATGCTTCAAAAAAAGTCTGACCTGGTATAATTGCAATATTTATGCCGAGTGTAAACAAAAGACAGCTATTATCTGCTTATTAAAATCAGGCTTTGAAAAACTAGAAAAAGATATTTACATATACAGGAGAAAAAGTAATGGGTAAAAGCAAGTCCAATACTTCTAGTACTTCAAGTAGTACACCTACTTTTATTGATACAAATACAAGTAATCCATACTATCATACAACTACTGATAAGAATGGCAACACTACAAACAATTTTGTAAAAGGTTCTGCCGGAGAAACGGCATACAATTTTGTTAATCAGAATATCTCTGGTTTGTTAAATGATTATTTAAATCCTAGTTTAAACAGTACTACAAATCAGGCTAAGCTTGCTTCGTTTAATAAAACCCAACAATCTAATTTGCAGAATAATATTATCAACCCGTTAGCAAGTAACAATATGGTTAGAAGTTCACAAGCAACAAATATGTACAACAATCTTTCTAATCAGTCTGCTGATTATGCAAATCAGTTGTTGGCAAGCTCGCAAAATGATACGTGGAATATGATTAACAATCTTATGAACTTGTATACAACAGGTTACACCGGCGCAAATAATGATATTTCAACAGCGCTGCAAGCTGCTGTCGGCAAAAATAGTACAACAACTTCAAATTCCTCAACATAGGTAGTTAAAATGACATTACAACAAAGAAAAGATGAAATATTTCAAAGATTAAGAAATACTAAACTAATGGATAAATATTATTCAGCAAAGAATGAACGTATTGATAGTCCTGTTTCTGATAATATTATTTCCGGAATAAATTTTTATGACGGCATAAAGGGTATTAAGCCCTATCAAACGAATAGTGCTATAAGCTCTGGTGCTGATACTGCAAATAGCGCTGTAGGTAATGCTATAAATTCTAATATTGCTGCTAAAGGTTTGGGCGGAAGTGCGATAAGTAACGCCGCAAATGCGCAAATAAACGGAGCTTCAAAAGCAGCAGGTGCATTTTCTAAAGTCGGCGGAGCAATGCAAGGTGTTGGACAAGCTGTTGGTAAAGCTGTACCGGCGGTAAATGCAATAACCGGGGGAGTCAGTGCGGTTAATAATTTTGCTAACGGTAATAATGTAGATGGTGCTTTAGATTTGGCTAAAACAGGTTTATCGTTTATACCTGGAGTAGGATGGGTAGCCGCTGGCGCAATACAAATTGCTCAAATGTTAAAAGGCGCTAAGGAAAAAGCTGACCAGAAAGCAATGTTGAAATCTCAAGAAGAAGCATTCAAATCTCAACAGCTTGCAGAAAACGAAATTGACGCTACAAAACAAGGGCTTGAACAGCAAAGGCAGGAAAATCTTGCTAATATGCAGTCACAAATGCAACAAGCACCATCTAATGAACAAATAACACAGGATATTTTAGCTCAGTATAATACTGGTAAAAATTCTCAGGCAGATATAGACCAGTTTGGGAAGGGTAATATTAATTTATATGATAGACCACTAGTTAAAAATTCAGACGGAACAACATCAACTGTTAGGAGTATGTCTTTTAATGACGGGCAAAATGAAATACTTATCCCTACTGTTTCGGATAGTGGAAGAATTATGTCGAATGATGAAGCCATTGATAATTATTATCAGACCGGAAAATATCTTGGGAAATTTAATTCAATTGATGAGGCTAATTCTTATGCAGAACAACTGCATAAACAACAAGACAAATATTATAATGGGGCAACCGGTGCCGCAGCTCCTGCTTTACCTTTTGATGGCAGTGCAAGCCAAGAATTAGATAATAATGAAGCACAAAAACAATCAATCATGAGTTTATTTAAATCACTTGGCAATTCTGTTAGCAATGGTATTAGGGATTTTAGCAAAGGTTATCAGGACAATTCACAACATGGTTTCCTGGAAGGTGATTTATATAGAGGTCTAGCTAATAATGAAGTAATTCCGTCACAAACAGAAAACGGAACAATTACCGGCGGTGCTAATGAACTTAAAAAGACTCTTATGAATAGAGTTGGGGAACTCGCTGGTACGGGAGCAAGAGTAATGTCAAATCCTTGGACGCAAGCAGGTATTGCTGCTCTTGCAACCAAAGCTACAGGCGGAGATTGGGCAGACTCTTTAAATAATGCATATTCATACGGTACTGCAAAAGCTACCTCTAATTACTATGACAAAGAGCTCAATCCGGGAAAAGCTCCAAGCGCGTTATCCCGTTACACGAAAGATGATTATGCTGCTGATGCACTCGCTAAATATAGAGATACAATGTCTGACAATAACAGGCGCAAGGTTTCTGCACAAGTTTATACAAAATATTTAGAAAATCTGCGCAAACAGGCAGACAATAATCTAATTACTCCGGAAGTATATGAAGATACATACAACGAAGTTATAAGGCAGATGGTAAATAACGGCTTAATGGACGATAATGCATTTATATCAAATGCTCAAGAAAGTAATGATACAAAGAAGGTTAACGAAACAGGCAGGCATAATCTTGTAACAGAAGATATTCAGCGGCAAAATGCAAATACAAATACCGGCAGACTTACAGAAACTATTAATCATAATAGAAACGCAGAAGACCTGGGGCAGAAAAATTACGATTTAGACGTTGCAAAATGGAATGCTGAACAAAAAGCTAAAAGACAAAAAGAACTTGATGAAGCTATCACTAATGGAACAAAAGTAAAAATGCGTGCGCCTAACAATAAAATCATTGTAGTAGATAGTTATGATGTAAAAGAAGCATTAAAACAAGGATGTAAGAGAGTTCACTAATGGCATTTGACTGGAGAACGGCAGAAGAATACAATGCATATGATAGGGGTGTTGAGCAATCAAGTGTTGCCAGTGCCCCGCATCTTCCTGTACAAAAAAACAATAATAGTACATTCGATTGGCGAACAGCCGAAGAATACCCAACTGTAAATAACGGAGCTGTGCAACCAAATGTTGTATCACTACCGAGAGTAACTTCTCAACCAAAGTCTTTTCCTACGGTTGCACAGTCTCCTGTTAATATAGAACCTACCCCACAACCTATTTATGCAAATAACGGGGTTGTTCAAGGTGGTATTGACAATAGTGTTATAAACGGACTAAATAACATTGTAAATGACGTCAAAAGTGGTGCTACTGCATTAGGACAACAAATTGTTACTGACCCAATAGGTTTCGCTAAAGAAATGGGAAATAGCTTTGTTGTTGAACCGACAAAGGAAATGTTTGGAGATACATTTATGAACCCCCAAAAAGGTGGGGAAAAATTCGTGTCCATGCTAGGCGGTGCTGTAAAAGGTGCAGTAGAGTTACCACAAAATATACAAAACCTTGTTGCAACTTTGCAAGACTCTTATATAGGAGTCCCTAATTCTCACAAAAAATGGAATTATACAAAGAATATTTCTGATTATTTGAATGGCAACCCCATTTATCAAAAACTTTACCAAGAACCTAAAAACAATAATCCCACACTATCTATGTTAGGTGAATTCGCAGGAATGGGTGGTGAACTTGGTTTAGTACCTAAAGCATTAAGTAAAGTATCTAATGCTAAAAATATCGCAAAAGCAATAAAGGCAGAAAAGAATGCTCTTAGTGGTATGCCAGAAACTCAAAAGTTTATTAATGAAGCTGGGTATAAAGCATTAGCAAAAGACACAATTTCGCAAAAACAAAAAGCGTTTGCAAATACAAATACAGGCAAGGTACAAAACTTTGCGAAAGGATTGCTAGATACAACTACAACTGGTGCTATGCTTGGTGCAATAGAAGGAAACTCGCTAGAAGAACGAGCTGCTAATGCACTTGCAGGCGCAACAATTGGTGGTGTTGTTCATACTGCAACGCCAACCGTAAAAGGAACTGTAAAAGGTGTTGGCAATTTGCATAACAATACTGTGGGCAAAATATACAATAATTTTTTGGACTCCGATGCACCGATTTCTGAGAAGCTTGCTAATATTCATGCATCAGCAAATAATATGTTTGGCATAAAGTCAAGCCCAAGTAAAAAAGTTTCTAAATATATGAAACTTGATGATGCTATTTCAAAAACAGGTATGCAAGTTGAAAACCAATTTAGCAATAAAGATATAACAGAAATAAAAAAAGCTAATAAACTTACAAAAGAAGAAGGTAATGCTGTATTTAAGTCTGCTGTTACAGGTAATGATTTAGAAAGTCTTTTAGACGGTGGCAAATCAAAAAAAGTTTCTGAGAAAGGTACACTTACAAAAGACCAAAAGGAAGCTAAAGAATTATTTGATAATCTTCTAAAAAAAGAAAAAGCTTTAGAGCATGCAGAAGACGATTTAAGCCATGTAAAATCAAAAACAGATGTAGTTAATCCTAAACAGGATGTAACCCATCTTAAAAACGATGCCAGCCATGTTTCTGAGGATGCTGAAAGGTTTAAGATTAAGCTACCTGATGATAATGTTTCAGAAAATAACTTTTTCAAAAAAAGAACAAAACCTATTACAAGGGAAGAAGCTCTTGCTAATGCAAGCAAGAATACAGGACATGCTGTAACAGAGTTTATTCCTGATGAAAATGCACCTCAAATTAAGCGCAGTGCATATGGCGGCAGAGTTCATATTGAAAAAGGTGGTAAGCCATGGATTGCATACAGCAAGAAAAAGAAATTGCCTAGTGGAAGTGCAGAAGGTAGTGATGCCGGTAATTGGTATGAACAGAAAGCACAAGGCAAGCCAAGGAGTTTAGCTTCTGATGATTTATATGAAAGTAATCTTGATGAATTTAAGCCAACATCTGATGCCGATTTAAGGAAGGAAATTGAACAAGCCAGGAAAGGTAAGCAATTACCTTCTGTTAATAAGCCTTTTGTGAACAAAAGTTTCGCTATGAAACGTTGGAACGATAGAGTTGAGAACGAAAAGGCTCAAATGTCTTGGAAACAAAAATTAAGAACTAGAGTTAAGGCATTGAATAGCGATGCTGAGAGAGATGCCAAGACTCTAGGGGAAATTATTTTTGACAAAAATAATTTCCAAAGCTTTTCAGAAAACTCTTCACAACAAACTAGAGTTTATACTGGACAAGTTTTCACTGGAAAAGTAAAAGATTTAGTTCGAGGTGAGTACTTGCCTAGATGGATTGGGAAGTATTTTGGCGACATAGATGTACGTGTTATTGATGCAGAAAGTTCTTCTCAAGGGCTTTACAATCATAATACCAACAGTATTACACTATACACAAGCGCTAAAAATATGGGGAAAACCTTAATTCATGAAATTCGTCATGCAATACAAGCTCAAATTAAAAATAAATCTTGGTTTGGAAGTAGAGCAAGAAAACTAACCGAAAGTTGTAAGCGCAGGACGAAAGAGCTTTCATTTTATGTTGACTCAAACGAAAGAATGAATATTGTGCGCAAAGTTGAACCATTTGCGAACAAACTTAAAGATGGTATAATTACAAAAGAGGATTTTGTAAATAATGTTGCATATGATGAAGCAAAAATATATCAAGATTATCTTAAAGCACGTACTAGATATAGAAGTGCTTATTTAGAGCGTGATGCAAGGAGTTTTGCAGATGGAAACTACGACAAAAAATTATTCGGACAAACAGTTGAACAATTTCGACCGAAGTTACGGACAAGTAAATCAAAATATCCAAGAACTTCTAAAAGCAGAAGGAATTTTATGGAGTATGGAGAAAGCGATGGAATATCCAGAAATAGAGTCTCTGAAAACATTGATGGACGAAGGGGAAACTCCGGATTGGATGAAAATGGATTACCTAAGCCTGTACAATCAGGAGAACAAGTAAAGTTAACTCCAACAAAAGAATTTATAAAAAAATTAGAGCGTTGCAAGAATGTTCGTGATTTTAACAAGACCATTAGCGATACAAACCAATCAATTTTAGTTAAAAGAAATTATATAAGTGAAGAACAAGCTAAAAATGCTCTCAAAAAACGTGGGGCATTAAATGATGATGCTTTCTATTTGCCCGAAGGCAGCGAAAACAAAAGCACAACTTTCGATTTGTTTGCACCTGACGAGTCTGGAAAAGTCGAGCAAGAGGGTTGGTCTCATAAGAAGTTAGAAAATGGTGCTAAGCAAAAAGAAAGCATTGGTTCTAAAACCAAACGAAATATTGCAAGAAGTATTCATATACGTAATATTGAAAACTCTGTCAATATTATGAGGGATGAATTTGCTAAACCGATACCTGATAATGGAAAGATTACAGATGGTTATATTGCAGTTAATGAAAATTTATTATGGAAATGTGCGCACGCTAGAAGTGGCATAGAGTTTTATAATGCTCTTAGAGAAGGCGGTGAGAAGTGCAAAAAATTGTTTCCTGATAATAAAACATATCAAGAATGGGATAAACTATTAAAGCAAGATAGAGTCGACGATTATATGCTTCCAAGAGAAGCTGTAATGAAACTGTTAGATGGTCGTGGAGAGACTCCTGCACAATATAGTGCGAGATATCTTAATGGTTCTATTACTGACCTAAGATACTATGCAAAGCTTGCAGGTGCTATGGAAGATGCAACCTTAAATCGTTGGAAAACTGGAGTCTTGGCTACTTCAAAATTTATGATTAATAACTTTAAAACCAACGCAAAAATGTCTTATTTAGCAGGTAATGATTCAGAATTTCTTAAAGCACTTTGGGATATGCGTTATATCAAAGATGAAGATATTCCAAGTGCCGTTATGGAAAATACCTTCTTTGAACAAGAGTTAGCCAATAGAAGAACAAGAAGCAAAATTGGTATCAAATCTTTAGATACATTTTATGACTTATTGAATGGTTATGATATAGATGTTAATGCTTTAAAAAAAGAATATGTTTTTAAAAATGATAAAGGTGTTATTAAGCAAGGTTTACATGATACAACAGCTTCAAAAATTGCAGGTGGTATCAATTCATTAAACAAGCTAAATAAATTAACCTTGAAAATGTCTGACTCCATTTTCGAACTAAATAACAAGATGGAAAGACAATTCCGTAAAATTGAATATGTCAAACAATTAAATAGATTATCAAAAGATAAACTTACTAAAACTTGTCGTAAGATGGTAGCAATAAGAGAACTTGTCAAGGAAGTTAAAGAAAATCCTGAATTGGAAAGAACAATAGTTTCATCTATTGAAGATGTGTTCGGCAATTATAATAACTTCAATCAATTTGAAAGAGGTTGTTTAAAACGTATAATGCCGTTTTATGCATGGACAAGAGTTATGTATCGCAACACCAAATTTATGTGGGAAAAACATCCTGATAAATGGGCGGTTGCCAAATTAATGATGTTAAGACGTGAAATTCAAAATGATGATAAAGAAAAGCATCCAGTTTTGTCTAAATTACTACTAACAAATCCAAAAACAGATGGCTTAATTGAATATCAAAGAAAAGGCAAAGTTACTAATTTAATTGACGAAGTAAGTCATAAACGTCTCGTAAATAACAATACTTCGGCAGATAATTATGCAGATGAATTAATGTTGCTAAAACTGGGAGAAAAATTTACAGATAGCAAATTGTACTCAAGTTTAAATCCCGGAATAAAAGAAGCCGTTAATGCCATTAGGGGCGAAAAAGATTATCACATGGAAATTAACAGTAAGCGATTTAAAAGAATTGGTAAAAAATATCACGACTTAAAAACCGGAGAGGTATTAGACGAGTTGCCATTAAGTGAACGCATAAAATATTTTGCACAAAAAAGAATTGGTGATGTTGCCTTTCCAATGACAAATAATCAAATGTTTATGTCAGTTCCTGATATTCCTTATGCCATCAATCATTATAATAAAACTGGTAATTTTAGATTACCTGACAAGAAATACGATGTTGGATTTGGTGCTATTTATGATGGTGATGTTGTTAAAAGATATAATGGGGCAAATCTTAAAAATAAAAAGGGAGATGATGTCACTCGAAACGCAAACAATAAATTATCTTTTAAAAACCAAATGAAGAATAGGTTTAAAGGCGATAGTTACCAAAATATAAAACATAACAGTGATGTTAAACAATTTTCCAAAGCTGAAAAAGAAGCTTACAAAGCCAAGTGGAAAAGACAGATGCAAAGGATGGACAAATAAACAAATGTTTAGATATATATTGGAAAATCATAATATTTATGTTATAATGTAAATGCTTATTTGGAAAGGTAGAGATTATGACTCAGAATTTTGCACAAGTGCGTGACAGGTATGTTCACTCTATTCCTGTTGATGTTGTTAGCTTGGCTAATGATTTAGGAATTGAAGTCTACGAAAAAGAATTTGAAAATAAATCAATTTCCGGTTATATTTCTCATGACAATAATGGGTATTTTATATGTGTTAATAAAAAACATCCTGCTACTCGTAAGCAATTTACAATTGCCCATGAAATCGGTCATTTTGTAAGACATAGAGAATTATTAGACAATGGTAGCCTATTGCCAACACTGTATAAAATAGGCGATGGAATTAATGTTTGTATACCAAGAGCAGATTTTATGAGTCCTGAATATAGGAGATTAGAATCAGAAGCAAATCGATTTGCTGCAGATTTACTTATGCCTCAAGCTGAATTTATTCAGAAAGCAAACGAGTGTGAAGATTTAACAGAATTAGCTAAAGCTTTTAAGGTTTCAGTAGGAGCTGCTAGTATCAGAGCTAATAATTTAGGAATAGAGATATTTTAATGACAAAACCATATTCTACAGAAGCAGCTTTTACTAGACCAGAAGATATTTCAAAAGTAACATCAAAACAACTCCAAGAATATCTTAAAAAAGAAACTATAGAACTAAACCATACTCACGAAAGACGTTGGAAAAGTTTTAAGCATTGGATGAAAATAGTTTTGTTTTTTATCATTATGCCAATTGCGGTTGTAATACTGCTTATGACTTGGTTCGTATCTTTTCTATATATAAATTGGCATAATCCACAAGCAATAATGACAAAATCCGGTTTCTTTTTATCATATGTTTTTACAGCATTGCTTTCTGCTGCAATAACACATTATATTGAAAAGAAATAAATCTGAAAAAGTTAATAAGCATATTTATTGTATATCATTTTGCAAGCCATAATATGGCTTTTTTTAATATAGAAATATGGACATATTAATAAATTAAGTACGTTCCTGGGGCGTTAGTTATCATACTCAGCTTAATAATATGCAGCAAAAGCTAGATGAAATTTATAAGGTTATTATGGAAGGGGATAGAATGACTATTACAGAAATTGAGTATGGTTCAATAGCTTCAAGTAAGAAATTGAACGACAATTTTAATGCACTAAACAAAGATATTCAAGACCTTGCAGAAAGTTTGAATACAACTAATGCAAATCTGGCAACAAGTATTTCTACACTAAATAAAAATATAGCTAAACAAATAGAAGATATTAAAATTTTAATAACAGATGTCTTTGATATTGGTGCACCACAATTATCTCTTGACGGTTTATTGCCTGATAATTGTGTTTGGTATGAAGGTGCGGAGGTTTCAAGAGAAACTTATTCTTTATTATTTGAAAAGTTTGGTACTACCTATGGAGAAGGAGATGGAAGCACCACTTTTAACCTGCCTAACTTTGTAGGAAGGGTGCCGTGGGGCGCTACTGACTATGGGTATATTGAACCGGGATTGCCGAATATTACAGCCACATGGAACGGTGGACGTACAAATGAATTGGGGGTTGTAAGCGGGGCTGTATATGCCATATCCACCGGATTGGGATTTACTGGTGGCGGTTCATCATCTGGTATAAAATGGGGACTCAATGCTTCTCGCTCAAGTTCAATATATGGCGCTAGCCCAACAGTACAGCCTCCAGCATTAAAAGTCAGAGTTTATGGAAGATATCAATAGGAGTTTATATATGAAAATATATCGATATGATGATGAAGGGGTGTTTTTAAGAGAAGATGAAGGGTATTTAGACCCCGAGGAAACAAAAAAACAAGGTAAAGAGATTTATATGCTTCCGGCTAATTCAACCTTTACAGCTCCGCCCAAAACTAACAATGATGAAATTGCTATATTTAAAAATGGTATTTGGAGAATTGAAAAAGATTATAGAGGGCAATATTCTTGTAATGAGGAATTGAATATCGCAATTGTAGATTATATCGGTTCACTTAAAGACGGGTTTATTCTTATAACAAAAGACGAAGCTGATAAAATTCAAAATGATAGGCTTTACTATATTGTTTCTGACGGAAAGCTAGTTGAGAACCCTAACTACGAAGCTGATAAAAAAGAAGTTGAGGAACAACGTGTTAAACAATTAACAGTGACAAAACGTGTTTTTGCACTAGCCTTACAGAAATTGGGAATTACATATACACAATTAAAAGAACTTATTGCAACTAATGAGCAGGCACAACTTGAATGGGATTTGTGTGTTGAACTAGAACGTTCTAACCCACTGCTCGATACTATGGCTAGCCAATTGAGTATTACTCCGAAACAGTTAGATTACATTTTTAAAGTCGCAAACGGTGAGGAGGTTTAGAAATGGCTTTTACTATCGATAAAGACGGAAATATTACGCTCATTCAGGGGGACAGCGGGGAACTTGTGATTAACGGCTTACCTACAGATAAGAATTATTCTGTTTATTTTGCTATTCAAGACGAAAACCGTAACCCGATTGGTTCTGAAATCGAGCTGGATACAAATAATAGTTCATCTGTAATATTTACAATTACTGGCTCATTGACCAATTTATTAACTGTTAAAAAGGATGATGAAACAGCGACATATTATTATGGTATCAAATTGTGCAATAAGGATGATTTTATGGAGGATACACTATTGATTGGAAATACTCAAATTGGAAGTTTGAATACAATAACAGTTTACCCTAAAAAAGTAGAGGGAATTTAGTAATGGTTGATGTTAGCTCTAGAAATAATAGAATAAATGTGAATGTATCATCTGCAGGAAATAAATATAGTGTAGACTTTGGAACTTGTCAAGAATATTATGATGGGGCAGCTAAAGAATGGGCTATATCAGATAAGCTTGTGCAGGGTATAGATTATTCTTCTAAATATTATGCGGGTAAATCAAAAGAACTTGCTCAATATGCCTTACAATACAAAAATGATGCACAGGAAATTGCGGATACTGCTGAAACAAATATTAACAGCTTAACTTCTAAGTTTAACAGCTTATACTCGGAAAAATCTGAGGCTTTGCAGAGTGAATATTCAACTTATTCAAGCAGTCTGGAAGCTGCTAAAACTTCTGCGATTACAAGTATTAAAACAACAGGCACAGATGCTTATACAAGCGTAACTACTGCAAGTACTACTGCTCTAAGTGATATAACAAATGCTAAAAACACTGCGGTGAGCAGTATTAATGGTTTATCTTCCGATTTTATTTCTCTGTATACCAAAAAGTCAGAAGCACTATCAAATGAATATTCAGGATATTCAAATAATCTTGAAACGGCTGCAAATTCTGCAGTGACAAATATTCAGGCTGTAGGTACAGAAGCATATACAAGTATAACTACAACAGGTACTGCATCTTTAAGTGATATCACTGCTGCTAAAAATATTGCAGTAGAAGATATTCAAAATGAAGCCGAAACGCAAATTAGTAATATTCAATCTACAGGTTTCTATATGCGGGATGGCAAGCTTTATTATACAGATAGAGAAGGACAAGAACAGGAGTTTAAAAGCGGAGGTGACGGCCTGCCTCTATTATCTATCCGCCATGCCCTATATGTTAATGAAGCTCTGGGGCTGGATTACTATCTCAACGGTCAGTTGTTAACTATCAATAAAAACCTGCAAGGTGCAGCTGCAGCACTCATATCTTTGCAGACAACAACTCCGTCATTGTTTACAACCGAGCAAAGTTGGCAGGCTGAAAAAGAAGCAAGCGACTACGGTCAGGTTGGTAAGTTTGTACTGAATTATGATGATGTAGCCGATAAATATCATGCTGTTGGATATGATAGATATATATTTGAAGTGAGTTTATATAAAACGACAGATACTATTAATTCATATAGAACGGCATTCTGCATTCACAAATTAAAAGATAATATAGAAGTTGGAGATATAGGATACTTATTTGACACTGCTACGGGAGAAGAAAACCAGAATATAACTTTTACAGTAACACAAGTAGAAGCTGATGCCGGAACAGAAAATGCTTTTTTTCGGCTTGGGGGAACTGTTAGTGGTTATCCTGATTATGACCCGCCTGGGTCAGGAATAGAAAGTGCTCTTGACGGCACTGATATTGCTGCTAATAACAATAACTCTCCTGTTTTGCAAATCTTGAAAGGGCCGACATATACAAAGAGCCGTTCCGGAGAAGGTAAAAATTTTTGTATTCCGGATACAACAATAGGTGCAGTATGTTATGAAGTGCCATATCCATCAAGCCCGAATAGTTTTACTGCTATACCTCATCTGCTTACACATTTTGAATTCGTAGACGGGGGGATATTGGGTGATAGTTCATATAGCATTGGGATAGACAATGAGGAAATATTAACCGATTATGGATTATATCCCACCCAACCTGTATATCATTATACACCTTCTACAAAGGTGCTTATTTCTATGCGTCTTCCTGCAGTAGTTAATGTGCAGGGGGTGCTTAATCTTCAAAATGCTGGCTTGACAATTAAAGCTGAACTGCCTAATATAATTGGCACATTCAGGGGTGGAAATACTATTAGTGGGACTGCACTTACAGGTGCTTTTTATAACGCTGGTAGTGCTGGAGATAGTAAATCATACAATGCTTCTGCAGGCAGGGAATATTATGAGTTATATGCGGGGTTTAATGCCTCTCTTTCTTCGCCGAAATATAAAGATGGTGCAACTGTTCAGGAAGAAGCAATTCAATACCCTTACGTTATCCGTTTAGCCACAGGACAGGAAACAGAGGTCAATATCACTAATGAGATTGAGCTGAATAATCCGTATACACTCTTTGACTCTAAGTATTCACCAGCCCAGCTTTTTAACGTAAGCTGGTTAAAATCTGATGGAGAATATAAACCTAAAGCAACTTACGTAAAAGCTTATGAAGCCTTGTTGGTCGAGAGTAATACTGAAGTTAAAGCAGGTACAAGCGTAATACTTCCATCTGGTACTATCTATGTAAAACATGGCTTATCAGTTAAGCTGAGTACAGAAGAATATACAGACTACGACTTTGTAATTAATACCTCTGATGAAACCTTTAGGCTGCCGTTGAAAAATGGCACAGAAGGAATGTTTGGAAGCGGCGCTGTTATTGGTAATGGAATTTCATTAGGATTTACTAATGGTTCTAAAAATGCTGGTATAGTATTCGGTGTTGGTGACTCATCAATTCAGGCTCCTGTTCTTCTTTCAGGTTCTGCGTATGGTACTGCTGTTGGTTCTATTCATAACGGAGGCTCTACTGGTTTTTCTAATGGTAATGCTGTTTCTGTTGTCACTGACCCTACTAAATCTGGTCTTGTAGTCGCAAACGCCGGTGTTGTACCAGACGGATGGACGCTCTACTACTATATCGGTGAAACTGTCCAGAATGCTAACCTGATTGACGCAGGGAGGATGCAAGAACAGATAACTAATATCAATGCGCCATCACGCGGTTATCTCGTTGAAAGCTATGTTAATAATAAAAGCTGGTACAGGATATATTCTGACGGATGGTGTGAACAGGGAGGACAAATAACTGTTACAGAGGCAGCTACAAATATTACTCTTTTAAAATCATATAAAGATAACAATTATAATGCTGTAGGCTGCCAAGCTAATATTAATACAGCAGGCTATCATACGATTAATGTCGGCCAGTACAATGCAACACAGATACAAATACGCCAAAATGTTGTAGGGACGCCACTGGTAAATTGGATAGCCATGGGGTACATAAAATAGAAGGAATGAAGTATTATGGCATATAAACTAATAAAACCTTATACAGCTAAGCAATATGCAGATTTTATAGTGCTGCACAACCATCAAAACGGAAGAAAAATTGAGGAAGGTGTAAATGGAGAGTTATTTGCCTTAGAGCCATACGAAAAACTTGTTGACGGTGAGGTTATAGATAACACACAAGAATATGAGCAAGAGCAGGCACGTAAAGAAGCCGAACGTATTGCAATGCTTAACCTTACTGCTGCCGATGTAGAAAGAGCTATATACAAAGCTAAAGGGCTTGATTTTAATGATGTTATCTCTCTTGTAGAAAAACAAAAAGCCACTATTGATATTAAAGCTCTGCAAATCGAGCTTAAGGCAAATAATTTCTATAGAGGCAATCCATACATCGATGCTGTAGGTACAATATTAGGATTCACAAACGAACAGTTAGATAAGTTCTTCGATACTAACGATTACAGATATCTGACAACCTGTAAGCTTAAAGTTAATGCGATACCGGAAGATGCTGTTATAGAGATTAACAGTGAAATCCAAAGTGAAATAACAGTGCCATACGGCAGTACTGTTGATATAGTTGTGAGCTGTAAAGGCTATATAAGCCGTAAAGATGTTTTGACATTAACAGAAGATAGAACACTGGAGGTGGTTTTAGATGAAGATACAACCGGCAGCGACACAACCGACATTTCAGATGAGGTGGACACAGCGCCTGATACAGCAGAAAAAGCTGACGCAGATAACGCTGGATAACGGCAGTAAATTATTAGTTCGTGAAAGTCCGGACTACAAACTTCAATCCCTGTATGATAAAGCGGGAAACTGGGTTAAGTCTAAGCTAAGGTTTTACAAGGAGAATAAAGTTAACAAGACTATAAGGAGTGAAAACAATGATTAAATGGATACGCAAAAAAATCTTAGAAGGATTTGTTAAGGATATCCTAAAAGAGCTGCCTGAGCTTAAAGAAAAAGCTTTAATACTGTTTGAAGAAAAGAAGGATTTGTTCATTGAAAAAGCAAAAGAAGCAATCAAAGAAAAACTTTTGGAATTGGTTAAAAAACTTTAGTATTACTAAGACAGGTTTTAGTTTTAAATTTACTTGGAGATTTTAGGGTGATTAGTTGGTTTGAAGATAAAGAAATTGGAGTTTTTTTTGATGATTATCCCAGGGTGAAGATACGTTATGCTCTGCCATCTATGACAACTCTTGAAAAAAATGCCATAGCAAAATATCCTTTTGAGAACAAAAGAGAGCTTAAAGTTTCACTTTTCGATAATAAAAAATATAAAAAGTATGAGTTCACAATAAGAAAAAATTACTGTTGGGATGGCGCTTCTATACCGCGTATGTTTTGGAGATTAATTGGTGCAAAAACCGACTCTAAATTTCTCATACCTTCTCTTATACATGATGTGCTGTGTGAAAACCATTCTTATATTGATAATGATAGAGAATTTTCAACTAAAGTCTTTAATGCATTGTTAATAGTGTCTGGGGTAAATAAGTTTAATAGATTTCTAATGAAAAACTCAGTTAATTTTTATCAATTATTCTGTAAGTGGGGGAAATGATGCCAGAAAGACCAGTACAGGCGCAAGAATGTTACGAACACCATATGTCATTAAAAGGTCAGTTAGACAAAATAAATCATTTCCTGTTTGGCGACCCTGAACATCCGGATGATTTATCAGTAACTGCAAAAGTAAACCTTATGTTTAATGTACTTCTGGAAATTAAAAGATGGGCTATTGGAGCAGTATTTACATTTGCAGGATGTCTTATTTTTCTCGGGAGCCACTTTGCCAAAATGGACAACATCTCAATTAAATTGGATGAATTCATAACACAAACTCATACTCAATTAGACAGGCTTGATAGACGTGTAACGAATTTAGAAGAAATTATTTATAAAGAAATGAAATAATATGCCTAATTATAAACTATTACCTAAACAAAAAGAACTATTTGAAATTCCGCACGATAATCAGCTTGATGTTTGTATTTACCAGGGTGGTTATGGTAGTGGTAAGACTTGGTGCGGTTCTTTATTAGGGCTAATGCTTGCCATCAAATATCCCGGTAGTAAAGGTCTTGTAGGTGCAAAAGAATATGAATTAGTAAAGAAAACTACTCTAGTTGCTTATTTAGAACACTTAGACAATTTTGGATATGTTAGAGATAGGGATTACAGATATAATAAAATTGATAAAAAAATTGTATTAAAGAACGGGTCTGAAATCCTTTTTTCTGCCTTAGAAGACCCTGAAAAATTCAAATCCTTAAACCTGCACTGGGCTGAAATGGAAGAATGTTCACAAGTACCTGACTCATCGTTTAAACAGCTTATAGGTCGTCTTAGGAATACATACAGGGGAAAAATTTGGGGCGATTTTAAATACAGGTTATTTGGCCATACCAACCCACAGGCAAACAAGGGTTGGATTTACAAAAGATTTGTAGAAGACCCAAAACCCAATTATAGGCTTCTCATTGCGCCAACATCAGAAAATATTTATCTTCCGGTACACTTTATAGAGTCATTAAAAAATGAATATGACCCTGAATATTACAGAATTAACGTACTGGGCGAATTTGGCAATTATTCATCAGGTCTTGTTGTTAAGAATTTTACTTCTGATAATTATACAGATATGGAATACAATAAGGATATGCCGCTATATCTTACTTGTGACTTTAACGTTGACCCAATGTGCTGGGCGATTGCTCATAAAGATGATGAAAATGTCTATTTCTTTGATGAAATTGTTATTGAAAACACCTGTACGCAACACTGTATTGAAGAATTTATCCGTAGATATCCAAGACACAATGCCAAAATTGTAATATGTGGTGATGCTTCCGGCAATTTCAGAAGCGCTAATGCTGAATTTACTAACTATATGATTATCAAACAGGCGCTAGAAAATTATGGTTATCAAATAGAGTTTAAACTTAGACCATTCAACCCGCCTATCCTGAATAGAATACAAGCGTTCAACAGGCGCGTATGTAACGCAAATGGAGAAAGACACGTATTTGTAAACAAAGACAGATGCCCTTGGATAATTTACAACATAGATAACCTATCTTTCAAAGAAGGTACGTCAATAGTTGATGTTCCAACACTAAAAACAATTAAAAATGATAGAAATTCTAAATTCTTGGAGCATCCATTTGATGCAATATCGTATTTAGTCGATTTCTTTTGGTCGATTAAATAGACATGCATAGCATGGCATTTAAGAAGACTTTTCTCTTTTTAGGATAAACTTATACCTAATTACATTTTAGTTCATGCTAAAACGCATTCTAGCATGCTTAGAATTAGAAAGGAAATATATGACACACCCAACTGTAACAATAGAAAATTTTACAATAGAAACAGAATTGCAATGTCGATGCGGTTGCAAAAGATACAACTTTGATAATGAATATCTTATCAGATTGCAGGCATTCAGATATCTGCTTAATAAAGGTTTAACTGTAACATCCGGAGGCAGGTGTGTTAAGCACAATAAAGCTGTAGGAGGAGTAGATACATCTTGCCATCAATGCGAAACAAAAAAAGCTACAGCTTGTGATGTTACAAATGGAAATTGCGAAGAAATTTACAAGAAGGCTTGTGCAAGCGGACTGTTCAACGAAGTTATTTGGTATGTAAAACGAAATATTGTCCACTTAGGCTTAGATAGAAATCAGAGAGGTAATTTTTTTCAAATTAATAAATGAATTCTCATAATGACATACTCCTTTACTATAGCTCTGTGTATCCACAGGGCTTTTTATTTGTTTAAATGCTCACAAAATGCTCACAGAATTTCAAAAAATTATTAAACGCAATAAAATCAATTAAAATTATTAAAAAGTAAAACCCTTGCTATTATTGTGTTTTAGAAAATTATTTAAAATATTTAAATAATTTAAAACTTAAAAATCTCCCCTTTTAAGGGATAGGTAGCGCGTTCGAATCGCGCCAAGCGCATATTTTTTTGCTTTATTTTCTTTGTCTTTATGATAAAATATATCCTAAGGAGTGGGAATATGCCGTTTGAATTTGAAAAACAAAAAATTGAGGATGTAATACTGGTTAAAGCAAAAGTTTTTGGTGACAACCGCGGTTTTTTTATGGAATCTTATAAAAAATCTGATTTTTATTACAATCGTATTGCTGTAGAATTTAATCAAGATAACCATTCAA